ATTGGAAGAAATTTACCAAAACCAAAAAAAGAGAGATGCTCAAGTAGTAGCATTAATATCCGAATTAAAACCATTAGTCCAGGAAATTGGTGATGCTACTCTTATAGTACCTCTTATTAAAGAATATATGGAAATTGGAGTTAAAAATGATGATGCCTTAATAAAAATGGCAACTATAATACAAAGAGTGCTCCAAAATGAAGGGAATGATGATACATTAGGTATTACAGATGAGGAAAAACAACAACTATTAGCTGAAATGGATAAACTTCAGTTAGATAAATAAGCATAAAAATGCCAAGATTATCAACTACTTTAGCATCATTAACTTCAACAATTACACCACCTTCTGCTAAGTCTGGTATTTTTGCTGCTCGAGTAAAATTCGCAATAGTAGATGATACTCAACAACAACAAGTATTTACAGATTTTGGTGGGTGGAGTTCTATAGGTTGTATTTTCTTTGATAGATTAAACCAACCAAACCCAAACCCTCAATTTACATCAGATAATTTTGCAAGACCCTTATTTCCCAATAATTCCAATATACCTTTACAAAATGAATTAGTATATATTATGGCTTTGCCTAATAGCACTGTTCAATCTGATGTTAATGCCGTAGCATACTACTACTTCCAAGCAATTAATATATGGAATAGTACACATCATAATGCTATACCAGATCCTATATATGGAGATGCTAACCCAGAATCTCAACAAGCAGATTACCAACAAACAGAAGCTGGATCTGTAAGAAGAGTAACTGATGGAGGAACAGAAATTAATTTAGGTGAGGATTTTAATGAAAAATTAGAAGTAAGAAATCTTCAACCATACTCAGGAGATTTAATATATCAAGGTAGATGGGGTCAAACTTTTAGATTTGGGTCTACATTACAAGATGCTAATATACCTAACCCTTGGTCAGATGCTGGAGAAGATGGAGATCCTATTACAATTATTAAAAATGGCCAACATGAAGAAGACACAGATCCTTGGGTACCTCAAGTTGAAGACATAAATACTGACTTATCTAGTATTTATTTAACATCAACACAAAAAATACCAATTGAATTAGCTAGTAGTAATTATAAATCATATGATTCATCTCCTGAGGCTGGGCCTGTATTTGTTGGAGAACAAGTAATTATAAACTCTGGAAGGCTATTATTTAATTCAAAAACAGATAATATACTACTATCATCAATTGATACTATTAATCTAAACTCAGTTAATAGCGTAAATGTAGATTCACCTAAAACTATTATAGCATCTGAAGAAATATTTTTAGGAGATAAAGGTGCAAAAGAACCTGTTATACTAGGAGATAAATTTTTAAATGATTTTCAAAGTTTATTAACATCTATGTGTTCTTTATGTAATGCATTAGGTACACCTATAGGTGCAGGTCCTCCTAACGTGTTAAATGCTGCTATTACAGCTCCCGCAATTGAAACTGGAGTTAAAGCTCAAAATATGCTTAATAAGGTAACAGGCTACAAATCAAAAGTAAGTAAAACAAAATAGATGTCAGCATTATCTAAATTAATTACAAAAGCAATTGCCACGGTTATTAAAAACACCACTAAATTTGAAATAGCTGCAGATGATTTACTAGCAAAATTTGAGGATTCCTGCCCACCAAAAGATGAACTATTAGCTATTGTAAAACAAAAAAATACAATACAATCTGCTTTAACTCAAGTAGTAGGGGCATTTGACAAAGTTCAAACAACTGTAGATATAACATCTGCAATAGTTACAACTGTAGGTGTTGTTGTAAAAGTAATAAAAGCTATTCCACTCCCAACTTCATTTCCCCCAGGTGTAGGTATTCCTGTAAACATTATTACAATTCTATCAGATTCCTTAGATGTTTTAGGAAAGTTAGTAGAATCAGCTAAAGGATCTTTAAAAATAGTTCCTTCAGCCGCAAACACTATAGTATCTGCAGCACAAAGAGTACTTGACAAGCTAGCACAAATAGATGGAGTATTAAATATATGTCTTGAGGAATTGTTAAATAGTGAAAATTTATTATTTGACCCAGAAAAAGAATATGGAATAGGTGAAGTTGTTACTTTTGGTAATAACTCAGGAGCTGGTAGTGGTTTTTGTTCATTAGGACCACAATACACAACCCAAGTTGATTGTGAAGCCGCTGGTGGTGTTTGGACTTCCTTTGGCAATGATGGTAATGGTGGGTTAGGAACTGGGGGGACAGGAACAGTAGCAACAACAGCAGGTAATATTGGATTAGGAACAGGGGTAGGAGGAAATGGAACTGGAACAGGAGCAGGAGCAGGAGGAATTGGAGCAGGAGCAGCAGGTAATATTGGATTAGGAATAGGAGCAGGTGGTGGTAATGGTGGAATCGGTGATGGTAGTGGTGGAGCAGGGGGATTAAATACTACAAATACTGGAGTTAGTTATTTTAAATCTCTAATCTCAGGATCACTTAAAGGTGTACCTCCTTTACCACCAACAACACCCCCTTCTTGGGCACCTTCTACATTAGATGAAGCTAGAAATAATTTAGCATTAGAAATTGGAAATGTAGCAGCTCAAGGTGGATTAAATACAAATGTTGCTGTTAATAAAGCTGCTAATGAAATTGCACTTGAAAGGTTAAGTCCCAATAGTATTGATCCTTTACTTTATGAAAAACCAAATACCACTAACACAGCTGATTGGAGGCTAACAATTGAAGAAAATCAAAGTAATGATTTTATATTCCCACAAAGAAGAATAAAAGCAGAAAATATCAACACAAATTCTAGTAACCCTTTTAAGGGTATAACATTATATAATTTATTTGGTCAAAAATATTCATATAGTTTAAGTGTTCAAGTATTAATTGAAGAAATTAAATTTGTAATTAACCAGTTAGATGTAGATTGGTACGCAGTAAATAATATAGATGGAGCATTAACACCGGAATCAGGATCTTCTTCTGCATTTCAAAATGCAAATACTGCATATGGGTTTATAGACGATCCAATTACAGGTTCTATTGATACAACTACTAACATTACGGGTTCAACTACTTCAAATAGTAACTTTATCCCAATTCAAATTATTGAAAATAATGTTAGTATTGGAAACGATACAACATCTAAAATTGCAATTCCTACAAATTTAGGTAACCCACAATTAAATTCAATTCAAGGTAGAGTAATAACAACACAAGTTTCACAATCTGTGGAAATCACTGTAAACACTGGGGTGGATAATTCTGGAAGTGGTGTTGGATTTGGCAATTTTAATAATGGTTTACTTCCACAAGTAACAGTTAGATTTACACCAGATACTATAAAAACTTGGAATCCTAGTGTATACCCAGATCTGACAAGATTTCCAATAACATCTACTGATGGTGTTCTTGTAACTACATTTACTTACAATGCTATAGGAGAGTATGTATACAAACTCCAAGTAATTAACCAATCAAACATAACCTCTCCCATAGGAGGCGATGCTTTTTTGCAGATAAAATAATAAAAATTAACTAGTATAATATTTATAATAAAAAATGAAGTCATCACAATTAAAAGTAATAATTAAAGAAGCAGTAAGAGAAGCTATTCAAGAAGAATTGAAAGATATTTTATTAGAAGCTGTTAAGACTCCCAAAGTTATAACTCACCCAGTTAACACTGTAACAGAAAATTTTGCACCACCATTACCTCCACCTCAATCACAAATGAGTCCTGAAGAAAAAAGAAATGCATACAAAAACATTTTAGGTGAAACTGGAGCTCAATTTACATCTGCAAATGTCCCTCAATCATTTACCCCTAAACCAGGTTTTGATACTAGTAATGGTACATTACCTGCTGGTGAAGTTGATATGTCAATGATAGCAGGATTAATGAAAAAATAATGGCTAGAATAATTCAAAGTAGATATCCAATTGATTCAGTTGGCCGAAAAGCAGTAGGGTTTTCTCTTCCGTTTAATGGCCCAGCAGTATTTAATCCAACATTTACTACAAGAGCTCAAATTAAATCTAACTTAATTAACTATCTATTAACTAATAGAGGAGAAAGAGTATTTCAACCTAATTTTGGTGCTGATTTAAGGAATTTGGTTTTTGAAAATATACTAGATCGTACTACAGATGAATTACAAGAAAGAATTCAAAATGATATTAATTTTTACTTCCCTCAAGTTGTTGTTGCTGAAATACAATTTAATAACCAACCAGATAACAATTCAATTAATTTTACATTAACATATGATATTGTAAATTTTGGCATAAATGATGAAATAAACATATTACTACAATAATGGCTGATTTAAAAAGAGACATAAGATATATTGATAGGGATTTTAACCAGTTTAGAAATGCTTTAATAAACTATTCTAAAACATACTTCCCTGACACATATAATGATTTTACAGATACATCTACAGGTATGCTATTTATGGAAATGGCTTCTTATGTAGGTGATGTTTTATCATTTTATTTGGATAATCAAATACAAGAAACATTTATACAAAAAGCAAGACAACAAGAAAATTTATTTCAAATGGCCTACTTATTAGGTTATGAACCTAAAGTAACTACAGTTGCTAGTGTTGATGTAGATTTTTACCAACAAGTACCTGCAATTCAAGTAGGTGGAGAATACAAACCAGATTTTGATTACTCCATGATTATACCAGCTAATACACAGATAACTTCTAATGTAGATAGCTCACAAAAATTTATAATAGAAGATGTAATTGACTTTTCAGCATCAGGATCATTAGATCCTACTACTGTATCTGTTTATCAAATAACAGGCACAACCCCAACATATTATCTTTTAAAAAAGACAAGAAAAGCAATATCAGCTACTATTAATACTACTACTTTTACATTTACATCAGCCGTAAGATTCGATACTA